GAATAATGGTTACCGGAGGTAACAATTGCCGGTAACAACTAGGGGTAAAAACGTAACACGCCAGGAAATAGCCGACCTGTTTGGGGTATCACACACCACCGTCGATGCCTGGCTGAAACGCGGTTTGCCTGTTATCCAGCGCGGAAGCAAGGGAAAAGCCTGGGTGATTAACACGGCGGAGGTTTCCGCCTGGCTGGAACAGCGCGCCAAGGAAACAGCACCCGGCGGCGAACAATCCGACGAACGCGAACTGAAACGTCGCAAGCTGGCGGCGGAGACCGCCAAAGTCGAACTGGAACTGGCCAGGGTGCGCGGCGAGGTCGTGCCATTGCGCCAACTGGAACGCGCCCTGGCGAATACATTCGCGGAAGTTAAGACAAACTTGCGGTCGGTCCCCAGCCGGGTGGCGACGGCGATCATCGGCGAGGAATCCGAAACCAGGATCAAAGCCGTGATCCTGAAGGAAATCGATCAAGCCCTGGAAGCCCTGGGCGACCTAGACCTGGACGAACCCGACGATGACGACGATTGATTTCGACAACTGGGAAGGAATCCGAAAGACGGTCCATAAAGCGGCGCGTCACCTGAAGCCACCACCAAACCTGAAACCCAGCGAATGGTCGGAACAAAACGTCCGGGTTCCGATCGGAAACGCAGTTCCGGGACTGATTCGGTTTGACCATGCGCCCTACCAGCGCGAACCCCTGGACATGACGGCGAACCCGGAATGCAGTCGAATCACGTTAATGTGGTCGGCCCAGGTCGGCAAAACCATGCTGGCGTTATGCGCCCAGGCTTACAAAATCGCGCAAGACCCACAAAGCCAGATAATGATGCAGCCATCCCAGGGCGACCTGGCGACCTGGCTGGAAACGAAATTCAATCCCTTGGTCGAAACAAACGAAACACTGCAGGAATTGATCGCGAAGCCCAGGGGACGCGATGGCGTCAATAATCAGCGGATGAAATCCTACCCTGGCGGGTTCCTGATGTTTTCCTGGTCGGGATCACCCAAGACGATGCGCGGGCGCTCGGCGCCTTTCGTGGTCTGCGACGAAACCGACGGTTACGACAAAAGCCAGGAAGGGCATCCGGTGTCGCTGTTATGGCAGCGAGCGGCCACATTTGGCGACCGGCGCAAGCTACTGGAAATCAGCACACCGACGATCAAAAACGCCAGCTGGATCGAGGACGCCTACGAACAGGGCGACCAGCGGCGGTTCCATGTTCCATGCCCAAGCTGCGAGACATACCAGGAAATGACCTGGTCGAACGTGATCTGGACCGAGGGACACCCGGAAAACGCGAAATATGCTTGCAATGGCTGCGGCGTTATGTGGACCGATGGCGAGCGAATCGCAGCGATCCGGCGCGGTCGCTGGCAATCAAGCCGGCCATTCAAGGGCCACGCAAGCTATCACCTGAACGAACTGTATTCGTGTTTCCGAAAGCTGGGCGACATTGCCCAATCGTTTCTGGAAAAGAAGCGCAGCGGCGACCTGCAGACATTCGTTAATGTTTCCCTGGCGGAAACCTGGGAGGAATCCGGCGAGGGCGTCGACCAGGATATGCTGCAGCACCGGGCGGAAGACTGGGGCGAGGAATGGCCCGACCAGGTTATAACCGTCGTCGCTGGCGTCGACGTCCAGGACGATCGCCTGGAGGTGGAGCTGGTCGGCGTCGGTCGGGACGAAGAAACCTGGTCGCTGGACTATATGACGTTACCCGGCGATCCCAGTTCACCCCAGGTATGGGCTGACCTGGACGCAATCCTTTTTGCATCCTACACAACCGCCGACGGGCGGGAACTGGGCGTTCGCGCGACGTGTATCGACACCGGCGGACACCATACCCAGGCAACCTATCGTTACATCAAGGGACGCGAGTCGCGGCGGGTGTTTGGTATCAAGGGCGTCGGTGGCGAGGGTCGCCCCCTGGTCGGGCGCCCAAGCAAAAACAACATCGGCAAAGTTCGGCTGTTTCCCATCGGTTCCGATACGGCGAAGGAACTGGTATATGGTCGACTGAAGATCACCGAACCCGGTCCAGGGTATTGTCATTTCCCAGCGGATCGAGACCCCGAGTATTTTCTGCAGCTAACGTCCGAACAGCTGGTGACGAAATATGTTCGCGGCCATGCAAAACGCCAATGGGTCAAGAAACGCCGAAGGAATGAAGCCCTAGACGTTCGATGTTATGCTATGGCGGCGCTATATATTTCCGGCGTGAATGTCAATATACTAGCGGACAAGGCGGCAGAATCGCGGCCAGAAGGTGACAAATCCAAACCTGAACGCCAGGCGCGGCCCGCCAAACAAAGAAAGCCGGGCGGGTTCGTGAACAATTGGAGGTAACATGGCCAACCTATTCGACGCAGCATCGGCCCGAGAGGGCGAACCGTCGGAGGTCGTCGTCGGCGACTATATTCAATGGAAACGGTCGGACCTGGCGGTAAATTACCCGACCGATAGCTATACAGCGACCTACGTCGCCCGGATTACCCAGGGCGGGAACACCGAAATTCAGCTAGAAGGCACAGCATACAACGGCGCCTACTTGTTTACGGTAGATTCCGCGACGTCGGCGGATTTCGTCGCCGGCTATTATCACTGGCAGCTGGAAATTCTAAGAAATTCCGACAATAACCGAATAGTGGTCGATCGCGGCGCGTTCACTGCCATCGTCGACCTGGACGTCGGCGGCGCCGATCCGCGAACCCACGCGGAAATCATGCTGACCAAAATCGAATCCCTGCTGGAAGGCAAGGCGGATTCCGATGTGGCGAACTATTCGATCCAGGAAGTGAGGTTTGTATAATGGGAATGTTCGACATATTCCGCCGGAAGCAAAAGCCGGTCCAAAAACGCCGATTTGACGGCGCCCAGGGTGGGCGCCTTTTTGCTGATTTTATGGCGTCGCAGCGATCGGCGGATTCGGAAATTCGTTATTCCCTTAAAACCCTGCGCGATCGATGTCGCGACCTGGCGAGAAACAATGAATACGCGCGGCGATATATTCACCTGGTAAAAACGAACGTCGTCGGCGAGCGTGGCGCCACCCTACAGGTTAAGGCGCTAAACACCGACGGAACCCTGGACACCATCGGGAACCAGCAAATCGAGCGCGAATGGAATCGCTGGGCGAAGGTCGGGAACTGCACAGTCGACGGGAAAATGTCGTTCGTCGACGCCCAGGCGATGGCGGTCGAATCGATGGCGCGGGATGGCGAAGCCCTGATTCGGATCGTCAACTATCCGGGGAACAAGGACCGGTTCGCCCTGCAGTTCCTCGAACCCGACGTGATCGACGAAGAAAAGAACGAGCGCGCGCCCAACGGGAACGAAATCCGAATGGGCGTCGAGTTCGACCAGTATCGGCGCCCGGTGGCTTATCATATTTTGAGCGAACACCCTGGCGATTATCAGTTCACCCAGTACAGTCGACGAACGCAGCGGGTCGAGGCGGACAATTTGATCCACCTATATCTACCCGACCGCGCGCAGCAAACCAGGGGCGTTCCTTGGATGTCGACGGCGATTAAGTCGCTAAAAATGCTACATGGTTACCGGGAAGCGGAACTGGTGGCGGCACGAACGGCGGCCAGCAAAATGGGTTTTTTCGTTTCCCGGTCCGGCGAAGGGTTTATGGGTGACGACGTCGAGGATTCGGTCGTTCCGATCACCGACGCCGAACCAGGCACATTTTTTCAACTGCCAAAGGACGTCGAATTCCAACCCTGGGACCCAAGTCACCCGACCAGCGCGTTCGGCGATTTCGAAAAGTCGATCCTGCGCGGGATCGCGTCCGGCCTGGGCGTGAGTTATCACAGCCTGGCGAATGACCTGACCCAGACCAGTTATTCCAGCATCCGCCAGGGCAGCATCGAGGATCGAGACTTTTATCGCACCCTGCAGCACTATTTGATCCAGCATTTTGTTTTGCCAGTGTATGAACGCTGGCTGGCGAATGCGTTTCTGCTGGGTTCCGTGAATTTACCGATCGACAAGTTCGACAAGTTCGCCGGCGCGTCGCAGTTCCGACCGCGTGGGTTCCAGTGGGTCGATCCACAGAAGGAAATCCAGGCGCACGTCGTCGCCCTGCAGAATGGTTTGATTTCCCTGCAGGACGTGGCGAACGTCTACGGTCGCGACGTCGAGGAAGTATTCGCCCAGGTCGCCAGGGACAAGCAACTGGCCGAACAGTTCGGCCTGAAACTGGCGTTCGAACCGTTCGGCGGTGGTCAATCACCCTATGGACCGGGAAAAATCAATCTGCAAACCGGCGAAGCATTCGAGGCTATGACCGATGGCGACTAATTTCCCAAAGGAAGGCGACGACCTGAAAATTTCGCTGCGGAATTCAGAATACCCACAGTTCGACCGAGAATTCGCCGACATGGTGGCGGATGAGCATCCGGAAATCTGGGCGACGGGTGGCAACATTCGCGGGAATGAAGCGTTCCGGTTATGGGAACGCGCCAGGGATGGGGACGAAGCCGGCGAGGTTTTGGATTGGATCAAGGAACGCGAAGCCTGGGCAGCGAGACATTTTGACGACGGCGCGCAGTTCCAGGACGACGAGCTGGAACCCAACCTGGGGAACGTGGCGGGCATCATTGCACAAATTAAGTGGGGCGTGATCGGCAACCTGGGCGAAGCCCGAATGAAACAGGTCATTCGCCAGCTAATCAGCAAGCGCGACGAACGCCAAGAGGTGCGACCGTATCCGAACGAACACGCGGCGCGGATTAATGACCCGGCAAAATATGACGAATTCCGAAGGGAAGTCGACGCCGGCGGTTCAGGAATCGATTTTATTTATGGAATTTATACGGATGGCGACGAGCGCCAGTCGGAAATTCAGAGCATCCGATTTGACGCGGCGCGTTATACTGCAGACCAAGCGCGCGAATGGCTGGACGAACACGAGTTCGAACCGGTAAAGTTCGAACAAGCAAGCGAGGAACGTAAAGTGAAGCGACACATTAAAGGCATCACTGAAACGGATGACGAAATCGTCATCACGTTTTCGAAGTATGACGAAGAACACGACGACGAACCCGAAGTCGAAGAAACGACCGAGGAGCGGTTCAGCAAAGCCGAAGTGGTCCACCGGATGGAGCATTCCGAAATCGAGAGCGTCGACGACCGTCGCGTTCAAATGTCGATTTCCAGCGAAACCCCAGTCGAGCGTTCGTTCGGTCGTGAGGTTATCGTTCACAGCGAAGAAACGCTGAACCTGGATTTTTTACGGTCCGGCCATGCGCCACTATTGGCGGACCATGACCCCGAGCGGCAAATCGGGGTTGTCGAATCTGTTAGTCTCGATGGATCGGCCCGGCGACTCCGGGCGACGGTTCGCTTCAGTCGAAGCGCGCTTGCCACCGAGTTCTACCAGGATGTAGTCGATGGCATTCGATCAAATGTCTCGATCGGCTACAAAGTTCGGAAGATGGAGCGCGACACAAATCAAAGCGATTTGTTCCGGGTGACAGACGCCGAAATTATGGAGGTCTCAATCGTAAGCCTGCCCGCCGACCAGTCAGTCGGTGTCGGGCGTTCGGTCGAAGTTCCAGACAACGCAACTATTAAACCCGTCGAAAAGGAGGTTCCAAAAATGGAACAGCAAATCGATCTGGACCAGGTGCGCGCTGAAGCTGCGGCTGAACGGTCCAAAGAAATTAACGAAATCATGGGCCTGGCGGCCAAGCACAATCAGCGCGGTTTTGCTGATGAAGCTATTCGCCAGGGGATGAACCTTGCCCAGTTCCGTGGCGCATTGTTGGACAAGATCGCCGACAAGCCCCTGGACATCGCAGAAGTCGACATGACGGCCAAAGAACAGCGCGCATACTCGCTGACCAAGGCTATCCAAAGCGCGGCTGCTGGTCGTTTTGATGGCCTTGAGCGTGAAGTGTCCGAGGAATTGGCGAAGCGTTACGGCAAGGAACCGCGTGGTTTCTACGTTCCCAACAACATTTTCAAGCGTGACATCACGACCGCATCACCCGCGAACGGTTCGAACCTGGTTCCAACCGATCACCTGGGCGGTGAGTTCATCGATGCGCTGCGCGCTAACCTGGTCATTTCTGGCCTGGGCGCTCGCATGATGCAGGGCTTAAAGGGCGACGTTGCCATTCCAGCACTGAACGCGAAAACTGCTGTTGGATTCGTAGCAGAAAACAACGCACCCGGCACCGAAGGCGCGCCTTCATTCCGCCAGGTAACCATGTCACCCAAAACCCTGGTTCAGCACGTCGACATCGGTCGAAAGCTGATGATGCAGAGCGACCCCAGCGTCGAGCAAATCATCCGCGACGACATGACCCGTCAATTTGCTGCGAAGATCGACCAGGTGGCTATCCAGGGCGGCGGTTCAAACGAACCCACCGGCATCCTGGGAACCAATGGCATCGGCAGTGTTGCCCAGGGCACCAATGGCGGAGCAATCACTTTTGCATCGCTAGTTTCTCTTGAGCGTGAAGTCGCAATCGACAATGCACTGGCTGGAAACCTGGCGTATTTGACGAACCCCAAGGTCGTCGCTGCAATGCGTCAAACTCCGCGCCAGGCTAGCGGCGTCGAAGGTAACTTCATCCTGAACGACTCCAACACCCTGTTGGGCTACAACGTAGCAAGCACCACCCTGGTTCCGTCCGATTTGGACAAGGGAACAAGCTCTGGCGTTTGTTCTGCGGTAGTGTTTGGAAACTTTGCCGATCTTATGATTGGTATGTTCGGCGGTCTCGATGTGTTGATCGACCCCTATTCGCTGTCTACTACTGGCGCCGTTCGCGTTGCCATGTACCAGGACATCGATGTGGCGGTTCGTCATGCCGAGTCGTTCGCAGCGATCCAAGACGTTACCACGGCCTAAGCCAAACGAGACAAGGCGCCTCCGGGCGCCTTTTTTTTATGCAGTTAGAGCATTTTAAAAATTTCCATGCAGGCGAAACTGCTGCCATTCTCGGCGGCGGCGTTACCTTGCCCAGGGATATTCGGCAAATCGAACCGGTCGACACTTTGATCGGGATTAACAATCATTCGCTGATCCTGGACCTGGATTACCTAGTGTTTATGGATGCGATGTTTTTGGATGTTATATCCGACCTGGACGACGTGGTTTTCGTCACCAAAAAGCACAGGATGCCAGGAAAGCAAGTTATCCAGGCGGGGATTGCGCCACCGGTCGGGTATTCCGGGCTGCTGGCGATTTGGGTGGCGGACTATATGGGGTTCGACCGAATCGACGTTTGCGGTATGGATCAATACCAGGCGAGAAAGGGTGGTCGACAGTATTGGTGGGAAGGTCCAATGGGGACCGCTACTAATCCACCCAAAGCCTACAAAAGCACCCTGGACCCGTTGAAAACATTTTTAGACGAACAACTACAACACCCCGAACGCGTATTTTTCGCGTCCGGCAGACTAAAGGAAATACACCAATGAAAATTAAAATTTTGAATGCGGTTTTATGGAATGGCGAACATCGCGAAGTCGGCGACGTTTTCGATGTTAGCGAACTAGACGCGATCAATTTGATTTCTCGCGGTCGCGCGGTGGCATATTCAGAACCGGCGGCGATCGATACGAACCGCGCGGTCGGTGTGACTAAGTCGGAACCCGAAACATTGACCAAGCGCAGAAGCTACAAGCGCAAGGCGAACGACTAAGCTATTCCGCGCGCCCTGGCTGGGATACAATGCCAGGGCAGCAAATAGTTTTTGCGAGGGGAAACCGTGGGAATAGAAACTGAAATCGAACGCGCGATATTTTTCGACGTCGAGGGTTTTGGATCGACCGCGACCTATACCCCAAGCGGCGGAAGCCCTGTTTCCGTCAATGGAATTTACGAAGACGATTACGAGCAAATCGACGCTGGCGGCTCTATTGGCATCGCCGGCAGTTCGCCATCGTTCCAGTGTAGTAGCGCAGATATTTCTGGCGCTGCAGAAGGCGACGCGCTAACCGTCGGCGGCGTGGATTATATAATCCGGGTCGTTATGGAGGACGGGACCGGCGTCACCATGCTGCAGCTGGAGGCGCAATAAATGGCGCACGTCCGAAAGCAAATCCGCGACAATATCGTAACCACCATCACCGGGTTAACGACCACCGGGTCGAAGGTTTACCGAACCCGAGTGTATCCCCTGGCGGAAGCCAAATTGCCCGGCCTGGCTGTTTTCACTGACAGCGAAGAAATCGAAGCGGCGACAATCAACCCCCCGAGAACACAAAGACGAACGCTGGTTGTTAGGATTGAGGCGTTTGTCAAGGGGGTATCGAATTTTGACGACGAACTGGATACAATCAGCCAAGAAGTCGAGGAAGCACTAGCGGCGGACATCACACGCGGCGGCCTGGCGCAAGATACCAGGATCACCGGGTTCGACGCTGATTTTTCCGGCGAAGGCGACCAGCCAGTCGCGGTCGGTCGAATATCGGTTTCGGTGGATTATGTAACCGTCGAAAACGACGTCGGCACTGCGGCGTAAAGGAGGCAATATGTCGAAGCGTATCAAGGTTTGGCCACCGAACGGCGGCGGACCAATCGAGGTTTACCAGGAGGACTCCGGTCGCCTGGTAGATAATGGCTGGACCACCGAGGAACCAGCAAAATCCAAAACCGATCCAGCGATCGAAAAAGCAACTGAAACCGACGAGGGTTTAAGCAATGGCAACATTCAAGGGGAACAGCGGAACCGTAAAGGTCGGCGCTAACGCGATCGCGGAAATCCGTTCTTACAATATCGACGAAACAATGGACACCATCGAGGACACTTCGATGGGCGATACTTATCGCACATACAAAACCAGCCTGAAGTCGTTTTCTGGTTCGGTCGACGTGTTTTTTGATGACACCGACACCAATGGACAGGGCGCCTTGACCGTGGGAAGCGAGGTGACCGTTTCTTTCTTGATGGAAGGCGACACAACTGGTTCGCACGAACTGACTGGAACCGCTCTGGTTACAGGTCGAACCATCACCGGTTCATTCGACGGCATGGTCGAAGCATCATTGACCCTGCAGGGAACCGGCGCGCTGACTGAAGGAACCGCATCATAATGGCGACCAAAAGGAAGTCGACGGCGATTCAGCGGGCAACGGAGCATTACAAAGCCAAGCCCCTGAAGCGTATCGAAATTCCCGAATGGGGGGACGAGGAAGGACCGTTAATCGCCTACTCGACCCCCTTCACCCTCAAAGACCAGGGAAGGCTGCAGTATATTACCGAGAAGCAATCCCAGGCGGACGTTTTGGCGGAACTGCTGATTATGAAATTGATGGACGAGGACGGCGAAAAGCTGTTCACCATCGAGGACAAAAACGCGCTCCGAAATGACGTCGACGCGAACGTGGTGGCGCGCGTAGCGAATTCGATCATGTCTACCGACGAGGCATCGCTCGAAAAAAACTAAGGGAATCGGCGGACAGGCGTTTTCGCTTTGTCCTGGCGGAAAGGCTCGGGATGACCGTGTCGCAGTTAGAAGCCGAAATGTCCGTCGAGGAATTCGTCGAATGGTCGGTGTTCCTCAAAATACAAAACGAGGAATACGAAACGCAGCGCAAAGAGGCGATGAATGGCAAATCAAACCGTAAAGGTCGTCTTTGACGGCAAGGACAACACCGGCAAAGCCATTACATCGCTGCGCGGCAACCTAAACAACGCCAACAAAGCCATCGGCCAAATAAAATCCAGCCTGGGCGGAATGACATCCGCCATCGGGCTGGCGGCTGGTGCGGCTGGTTTTGGGTTAATGGCCAAAAAAGCCCTGGAAACCGCCGACAACCTGGCCAAGACATCGACCCGGCTGGGCGTCGCAGCAAAAGACCTAGGCGCGCTACAACTGGCGGCAAATTACGCGGGCGTCGAAACCGGCACATTTAACAAGCTAATGGAGATATTCCAGAAGCGGGTCGGTGAAGCGGCGGACGGCACCGGCCAGGCGCGGGAAGTTCTGCAGAAATTCGGAATATCCGCCGAAAAGCTGGCCACCCTGCCCCTGGACAAGCAATTAAAAATAATTGCTGACGAATTCAAGAACCTTAAAAACCCGGCGGAACGCGCAGCGGCGGCGTCGGATTTGTTTTCTAATCGCGGGATTAAGCTACTCAATTTCCTAGATCACGGGTCCGAAGGTCTGGACGAACTGCGCGCTGAATTTAAGGCGCTGGGACTAGAAATTGACGACAACGCCCTGGGACAAATTGAGTCGTTCAACGATTCGGTGACCAAGTTTCAGGGAATAGTTCAGGCTGCGCTGGTCAAGGGGCTGTCGGAAGCGGCGCCACAAATGGAAAAGGTTTCCGAGAAACTGGCGGAAATGGCGGTTCCATTGACCGGGAAACTGCTGGATGGATTCGAATTCCTACTGGACAACCTGGGACTGATAACCAAGCTATTCGCCGGGTTTATCGCGGTGATGGCGGTGACGAGGGTCATACAATTTGCGACCGCCCTGATCGCCTTGGGGAAAGCCCTGGCGACGATCCGGGTGGCGGCAATAGCAACCCAGGCGGCGCTCGGTCCGGTCGGCCTAGTAATGGCGGCAATCAGCACAGCGGCGGTCGTGTTTTCCGACGACGTGGTCGCGGCGACCGATTCCTTGGATGACATGGTCGGCGGTTCGGATGATGCGACCGATTCGACCGATGATTTGGAAAAGGCACTCTCTGATTTAGAAAAAACGACCAAAAACATTGAGCGCCCCCTGAACGATCACGCGGACGCGGTGGACGAAATCGCCGAAGAATCAAAGGTCGCGGCGACTGAAACCGATGAATTCCGGAAGGCGCTGGAGAAACTGCGCGACAAAGTTAAGGCGCCGACAAAGTCGATCGATGATTTCCAGAAGAAAGTCGCAATCCTGACCGAGCAGTTCAACAAAGGCGAAATCGGCGGCGATGATTTCAACCGAATGCTGGCGGAAATGACCAAGGAACTTACCGGCGTCGAGGATGAACTGCAGGACAACATCGACAAACAGAAAGCCCTCGAAGCGGCGATCGATGCGGCGATCAAGACGGGCGGCGAAAACGAATCCCAGCTGGCGGCAATGCGTCGCGAATTGGAAAAGCTGAAGGGCGAACAAGCCGACCTAATCCTGGAAACTGAAGGACTGACAAAAGCCCAGATCGATTTGCTGGATGAAATCAAGGGAACGACCGACGCGGTAAGTGATTACCAGAACGCGGTGAAGAACCTGGATCAACTGTTGGCGAACGGCAAGATCACCCAGGACGAATACAACGATTCCTTGGCGGACTTCAACGAGGAAATGACCGGGATCGTCGACCCTATTCGCCAGGCAGACCGTGAAATCGAAGCCCTGGAAGCCCAGATCGAAGCCCTGGGCGAAAATACCGATGGAACTAGTGCAACCCTGCAGACATTAAAAGCGCGCCTGGAGGCGGCGAAGCAGGCGGCTAGTGACCTGGCAGGACCGCAAGGCCAGGCGATGATAAAAGACTATTACGACGAAATCGCCAAGGGAACCGACCCAGGGGAAGCCCTGGACAAGCTGGAAGCCAAACTGAAGGAAGCGGAAACAGCGGCGGGACAGTTGTTCGGCGTTCCGATGCTGACCAAGATTCGCGGGTTCTTTGATGCCATCGGCGCGGGCGCTGCAGGCGAGGGCGCGATCGGTTTATTGAATGGCGCGCTAACCGATCTGGAAGGCGCATTCGCTGATTTCTTTACTTCAGGAAAGTTAGAATTCGATGATTTCGTCGGTTCTATCATTGACGGATTGAAGCGAATCGCAGCTGAGGCGATCGTGTCGGTCGGTCTGAATTTCGTTAAAAACCTGGTTCCTGGTTTAGCTACCGGCGGCCAGGTCGAAGGGTTCGCGGTCGGTGGTCGTGTTACCGGCCCAGGCGGACCGCGCGAGGACCGGGTTCCTGCAATGCTATCGCCCGGCGAATATGTGATCCAGGCGAGTTCGGTTTCCAAGTTCGGCGCCGGGTTCTTTGAGGCATTGAACGCCGGAAGACTGCCAGGTTTTGCAAGTGGTGGCGCTTTGGCTGATGTCGCAAATTTTGGTCCGTTGCCCCCATTTGGTGAGACTCTTGGATTTATTCCTGGTTTGCAATATGTCGCAGCAATTCTTCAGGCCATCAAACTTTTTACTAGTTTTCTTTCAGACGGCGGAACGGAACAGTTCAGAGCGGCAAATGCTCAAATGATGATCGCCAAGGATAATTGGATTGGCGATAACGTCATGGGAGCAATGACAGGTCTATCCAATGTATTTGGCAAATCCATGCAGGACTTTTTGATTCCTGAATATGGACTAGATGAAAATGGAATTCCTATTGTAACTAAAGCGGCGAAAGCGGTTGAAATAATAGGGAAAATAAATCAAAGAACGCCATTGCCAGGAAGCGACACCAAGGCCGGGGTTAAACAAAACATAGAAGTCATGAAAGGTTTCGAGGGGCTTTCTAGTGAGCTTGCGGAATTTTTGTATGATTACATGGGGCAAGAAATCCTGAAAATGGTCGTTCCAAGTTTTAACCTGGACGACGAATTCGGGACTATGTACAACGCGGCGGCTGGCATTGTTGCCCGGCAGTACGGTGGACCCCTGGAGCGCGGCCAGGCGTCGGTCGTCGGTGAAGCTGGACCCGAGTTATTCGTTCCTGGACAGGGTGGCACTGTTTCGCCTATTTCGAAGGACGGCGGTCGCCAGCTAATCAAGGCGGTTCAGGAAGTTCGCGAGGAAGTGGCGGCCCTGCGGCGCCAGGTCGGCCGATCATCCGGGGCGCAACTGGCTGGGAGTCGCAAATAATGGCACTGCGCGAAGCGGTTCGACTAAGTTATTCGGCGGATTATCAGTTTATTGTTTTCGTGGATTGCGTCGAGGATGACGGCACAACCGAGACAACGCTGCCATTTTCCGATCGTCCGTTCCTGCAGAAAGGCTACATTCCCGATCCAACCTGGAACTATGTTTATTTTGAACCGCGCGTTCAGTCGGTTTTGAACATTACGGAATCCATGTACGGCCTGGGCAATGCTGGCGGTGTGGTTTCGCCGTCGACCGGGTCCATTGTCCTGGCGAACGGCGACGGTGGGCTGGATTACCTGGCGGATTACTATTTCGACAACAAGGCGGTCGAAATCCTAATCGGCCAACCAGGGGAAACCGTCGTCGACGGGTTTTTCTCGATTTTTCGCGGTGTGATTTTGTCGGTCGGGTTCGACGAACAAACTGTAACCCTAGAGGTGTCGGATTTAAAAGAAAAGCTGAACAAGGTATTTCCACCGAACGATTTCACGTCGGGCAACGCCAGCGGATCGCCGAAACCGATTGTCCTGGGGCAGGTGTTTAATGTCGAGCCAGTTCTGACCAACGAAACAACTCACATATACCAAGTTCACGACGGTGCGATCACGTCCATCGACGCAGTATACGAGGCTGGGGAGCTTTTAACCGGCGGGGGCACTGACTACACAGCAAACCTAGCAAAAGGCACCATACAGCTAACCAGCGCGCCCAGCGGGGTGATTACGGTCGATGCTACGAACGACATCGTTTACGGATCGTTTACGAACAGGGCGGGCGGGATATTGTACGAACTTGCGGTCGAATATGCTGGGCTGGAACCCACGACGAACCCGGAAGTCTACGGTGGCGGATTTTTTGGTCCGCCTTCACTGACCAGCGTCGGCGGTTATTTCCGGGATAGGATCACAGTCCTGGACGCGATGAATCAGTTTTTGGTTTCGATCGGCGCGTCGATGGTAGGGAAGATCGAAAACAACAACGCCATTTATCCTTTGGTTTTTGAATATCCGCCGACCAGTGGAACGCCAACAATTGCCGAATACATTACAGACAACGACATCATCGAAATCGAAATGTTGCCCACAATTCCGCCGGCCTGGTCGGTGGCGGTGAATTACAAGCGCAACTATCGACCGCTAACCCAGGCAGAGCTGGGGGCATCGCCGGCGGATGCGGATTACGCAGTTCGCAAATATTTATCGGTTACCGATGGCGGCGACAAAAGCGCGACCATTTACAGTTCGCGGGATGTTTTCACGGTCGATTCGCTGATTACGAACGTCACCGACGCGACGACCGAGGCGGCGCGCCTGGCGGATGAAATCTACGAAAAGACCCACAAAGTTTTCAGGATCAAAATGAAGGGTTCGCCCCTATCTTTCGGCCTGGGGGATATAATCGCGGTTACTTGTTCCCGGTTTGGCATCGGGTCCGAACGCTGGATGGTCATTATTTCGAAAATAATCGACCTGGAAGCCAACGAAATCACCGTGGAGGCGACGTTCTAATGTTGATCGCGACAACCAATTTTGTGGATTCCGGCACGATTCCCGATCATACTACGGAGCAGGATTCGACCTATTTTTCGGCGGAAAACCTGCAGAGTATCCAGCTGGGGAAAAGCTATATTGCGAACAGTTCGTCGGCGGCGTTCGTGGAATTCGATTTCGCGCAGTCTAGGGTGATCGATGTCGTCGCCATTCTAAAACACAACCTGGACCAAACCACCGGGACGGTTCGAATTCGGATCGGGAACGATGATACGTTCGCAACCACCGAATACGATTCCGGGGTGGTCGCAGCATGGCCAACGATCGAGGAATTCGGTTACCTGGCATACGGGGAGTTTCACTGGGGCGGCATTCTGACCGCCGAAGCTGCGCTGGATTATCCGATTAGCTACTATGACGTTTTGGACCAGGCGGTCCAGGCGCGTTATATGCGGATTGACCTGGCGAATGGAAACGACCTGATCGAAGTCGGTCGGGTGTTTGCGGGTCCAAGCTATCGACCGACCAACGAAATGGGTTATGGCTGGGAAATTTCCTGGGTGGACCCGTCGAAAATCACCCGGTCGCGCACCGGTCAAACCTTCGTGGATATATTGCCCAGGTATCGCGTGATTTCGTTCGAATTAAACGGTCTACCTGGCGCCGAAGTGTTTCACAACATTTTTAACCACCTGGACCGGCGAAAAGGTATTTCCGAGGATGTCCTGGTGATTCCCCAGGAAACCGACGAAACAACGTTCATCACCCAAAACATATACGGGCGCCAGGCTGAACTGAACCCGGTGGAAAACCGCGTTCTGGATCACTACACGCGCAGGATCGAAGTGGAGGAAATCATCTAATGGCATTCCCGGTAACCTTAAACGGCAGAACTTACACCCTGGCGGATTTCGCCGGCCAGAACTACGTCGACGGATTGCCCGACGCTTTCGAGGACTTCGTTACCCAGGCGGGCGACATTTACAATTCGACGTCGACCAGTTCGGTCGCGATTGGCACCGGGTCGAAGTCGTTCACGACGGCGGATTCCGGGAAGCCCTATCAACCCGGAACACCGTTGAGGATCGCCGACGCTGCGGCACCATCGACCAATTTTATGGACTGTATCGTTACGAGTTACAGCGGGACATCGCTGGTTGTCGACGCGATCGGCTACGCGGGCAGTGGCACCAAGTCGTCCTGGACGATCAACATCGGCGGCACTAAAACTGCGGCGGGTACGGTTGTCGCCGACAGCGGATCGTTCACCGGAAGCGTGACCATTGACGGCGACCTAACCGTAGATAGTCAAATGCTGTACGTTGACTCTACGAATAATCGGGTTGGAATCCAAACTGCAAGTCCTACCCTTGGGACGGTACAAATAGGCAGATACCAGGGGACTGATTGGTATATAGCTTTTGAGAAATACTTCAACACAGAGTCTGGCCTAAAGTTTTATAGAAACAGCGCAGAAGACGGCTCAATCGTCATGACGGCAAGCGAGAACCTAGAATATACGGTCGGTACAACTTTAGGCACATCTTGCGATCACATCTTCAAGGTTAATGGCACGACAGAGGCGCTACGCGTTGCTGGCAACGGCAACGTTGGTATTGGCTATGACAGCCCAAATTCAAAACTACACGTCAGGGCTGATGCTGCGGGCGATTACGCAGTAAGAATAGGCAACGCAGAAGGAGGCAGCGGAAGCGTTCAAGGTGTTTCAAGGCTTGGCTTTGATTCTGGAAACGGAACTGCTACGTATGCCCACGCTGATATTTCAATAGAAGAAGACGGAACAGCGTCGTTTAAAGGCGAATTAGTCTTTAGGACGCGCCAAAGCAATTCAGATGTAGCCCCAATCGAAGCCATGCGTATCGACTCCAGCGGCAACGTTGGTATTGGTGAGACTGCCCCAACGGCAGCTATTGGCGGAAAGGCATTAGAAGTACAAAGCTCTACAGGTGCCGACGTAATTGTCGGTAATACCACATCAGTTATCTCAAATAACACTTATATTGGCGCTTATCTTTTTGAAAACGGTGACGCTTCTGGAAGTCCGCCACACTACGCTGGAATGTGGTCTAAATCCGTGTCCGAATTTGGCGAAATGGACTTACGCTTCAGTGCCGGTCGAGATAACTACGAAAGTGGCGTTCATCATTTAATTATTGATCGAGAAGGTAAAGTTGGTGTTCAAAGCGGTAATACTCCTGTTACAACTTTTTCTGTTGTAGGGACAAACGATGCAACATACGGCCTAGCAAATTTTACAGCTAGTGACGGCTTAGGCGCTCATGTAACAGTCAGTCGGGGCGGTAGTTCTCAGGGCGGCTTTAAGATTTTAAGAGGCGGGAACGCTGATTCTTATTGGGAAGTCAACGCCGCAGAAACAACCGTATTTGGATATAACGGCGGCGACACTAATGATGGGCTTGCGTTTGTAAGAGGTACTGCTCAAGACACGACCATGTTTCTCGACTCCAGCGGCAACGTTGGTATTGGTAACACAAACCCAGCGTATTCGCTCCATATTGGTGACGGTACTGCAACTGAGATTCTTGCCATCCAAGCCAGTAACACAGGAAAGTCTCATATCTTTTTTGGAGATGCTGCTGACGTAGACGCAGGCCGTATCAGTTACGACCACAGCATTGACGCTTACTTGTTTACAAACAACGGCAATCAAGAGCGCATGCGCCTAGACTCCAGCGGAAACCTGCTGGTTGCTAGGACTTCGGGAGTGGGCAGTGAGCGTTTTGCTGTTTCTGGGGCAGCAGTGGCTGCAACATTTTATTCAGCCAACAGCACAAACAACGGCTCTTTATTAACATTTTATTCTGATGTTGGCTCTACTGAAAATCTAGTAGCAATAATGCAGCGTGACGGCGATATACTGAATAACAACAACAGCTACGGCGCTATTTCAGATGCTCGCTTAAAGTCTGACATTGTGGACGCTTCCCCACAGCTTGACGACATCATGGCTATCCGTGTTCGCAGCTACACCTTGAATTCCACAGGCGCAAAGCATATTGGTGTGGTAGCGCAGGAGCTTGAAGAAGCTGGAATGGGTAGCCTTGTCAGCACTGACGAAGAAGGCATGAAGTCTGTTAAGTATAGCATTATGTACATGAAGGCAATCAAAGCCATCCAAGAGCAGCAAGCAATGATTGAAGAACTTAAGGCCGAAGTAGCGGCACTCAAGGGAGCATAACGTATGCAAATCACTTGGAAAATATCCGCCATCGACCGAGATACTGCGAGCAATCGAGCAACAATCGCTCACTGGCGCGTGACAGGCTCTGAGGGCGATTTAAGCGGCTCCACATATGGCACAGCAAGCATTCAGAAATACGCCGAGAATACGCCATACGAGGCGATTAACGAGGCTATGGCAATTGCATGGACGAAAGCGGCGTTGGGCAAGAATTATTGCGACAATATCGACAAGCGCATCGCCGACCAAATCGCCAAGCAACAAACCCCAGACACTGACACCGGATTACCCTGGAGCTAACCATGAGCAACTACAAAGAAACTACACTCGCGGGAACGTCCTATGTTCGGTCTAACCGCGTCACAATCAACAACGGCATCGACTCAAAGGGCATCACTTTTGAGGAGACCGAGGTCATCAATCTCGACAACGGCGAAAGCATAAGCAAGTCAGCGGGAAGCGTATCGGAAGCGTTCACGCCAGAAAATGCGCTGACCAGCATTTCGTTAATCAACCCAGAAACCGGCGCGGATACCGGCGCGACCATGACTTATCAGGATTTATACGTCGCAGTATATTCGCTCTATTTCAAACTGGCACTTGAGCGCGATGCGTTTGAGGCTGAGCAACTGGCAGCGGCGGAAGCAGCGGCCGGCGAATGATTTCACGCGCGATTGAATGGGGTTTGTTATGCGGAATTATCGGATTATGTATACCCTTGTTGTTTATCGCTTGCGTGATTATTGCGTTCGCGTCGGCGACGCCATATCGCAGCTAGTAAATGTTGCACTATTGTTTGGCGATAACCCAAACGAATCCATAAGCGGTCGGTCCTGGCGCCTACGCCACAAACCCGGCTGGAAACAGCTGCGAATTGCCATTGATTGGATGTTTAAATGGTGGGCGCCCGATCATTGTCGCGGCGCTTATTATGCTGATTTGACCAGGGCGCGGATGCTACTCAACGAAGCGGACGTCAAGCGTTTTGACATGGCATAGGGTGGCTCAAATGGTACAATCGACGAAACCGACCGGGCAGTTTGTAGACATGGACGAACCCACAAAAAATTTCATTGATTTTGCGAGCGTTGCGACCATGCTGGGCACACTTGGCGCCATCCTTCCGCCCCTGGCGGCGTTATTCACTATTATCTGGACCGCGATTCGTATTTACGAAACAAAGACGGTCCAGCAAATAATCCACGGCAGCCAATACGAGGAATAGGAAAATGGGCGTCGTCGAGCTGATTGCCGGGATTTTCAAACCAGCGGCGGAACTGGTCGACGAACTTCACACTGAGCGCGAGCTGATAGAAGCTAAGGGCAAGATTATCCACGCGGAGGCTAGTTCTAAGCACTGGCTGACAGCAAATTGGCGTCCAATAACGATGTTGACCTTCCTGGCTCTTGCGGTCGGTGATTCTATGGGCTGGCTATCGTCTCCGCTGCGGGATGAAGCGTGGATGTTGTTGCAAATAGGCTTGTCGGGGTACTTGATTAGTAGAAGCGGAGAAAAGATCGCCTCTACTATAGCCACCGCGAAAAAATACAATTAAAGCTACGGTCAAAAAAATTTTATCTGGCGCCTATTGGTCGCCAAGCTAGGATTATGGTCACCGAGGGGGGTTCGATCATGGGACTGGATTTCAAGGCGATTTCGCGCTGGTTAGAACAGGACGAAGGCTGCAGGCTGCGGCCCTATTACTGCACCGGCGGAAAACTAACGATCGGCATCGGGCGAAACCTGGAAGATAATGGCATCGGCAAAGCCGAAGCGCAGTTCATGCTAGAAAACGATATTGTTCGCATCATCAAAGAACTGGATCAAATGCTACCATTCTGGCGCGAACTATCCCCAAACCGCCAGGCGGCGGTCGTGAACATGGCGTTCAACCTGGGCACGTTCGGCCTGTCGAAGTTCAAAAAAACTTTGGCATTTCTTGAATCCGGCGAGTTTGAAAAAGCCGGGGACGAAATGCTGCGGTCGAAATGGGCGAACCAGGTGGGCGATCGCGCGCTGCGAATTTCCCAGGTTATCAAAACCGACGAACTGCCAACCTAGCCATGATCGCCAGCGTTTCCGAAGCTAGATCGATCGGCGCGCGTTATTACCACACCGGGAAGCCCTGCAAATTCGGCCATTTTGCGCCAAGGTTCGTATCAAATCGACAGTGTTGTATTTGCTCACAAATCGACCGCATGGAACTAGACCCGGACGAACTGCGGCGACGCTGGCGCGAATACGACGAAAAGCGCGGAACCAGGTGTGACTACTGGCGCGAGCATTACCGGAAAAATGCCTACCTACTAAACAAAGCGCGAGCCATTCGACCGCGACACCGGGCAGCGCAGAAAAAATTCGGTCGGGATCGAGGGCGCAGGATTGCGCGGGCTGAGATATGCCGCGACAATGCGGAAGCCCAGGCAATGATCGATAGCATCTACGTCCAAGCGCGCACACTAACCGCCGAAACTGGCGAAACTTATTCCGTCGACCACATCGTTCCATTGAAGCACCCGCGCGTCTGCGGTCTGCACGTTCCGTGGAACCTGCAGATAATGACAGCAAGGGAAAATTCCAGAAAAGGAAATCGGTGGTCCAATGATGATTAGGCTGGAAACCGACATGGGTTCATTGTTCATTCGAACTAGTGAAATTTTGGCCATCACCCCAGAAAAGGGTCGCGATGGATGTTCGATGATTTATTGCGGACTTTTTCCGGAGGGAATTTCTATCAACAAATCACCCCTGGAAATCTTGGAAATGATCGTCGCGGCGGAAAGCTGGGAAGGCGCGGACGAGGAAGAATAAAAAAGCCCCGGCGCTAGACGGGGCGAAAGGTAGACCTTTAGGAGTGTGACCCCATGACGGGTCGATTCAAACCATAGCGCGAATTTTCAATGTTTTCAAACGGATTGTTCGCTCGGGTTTGGCGGGTGTTACCTTTTCCGGCTGCGCTTTATAGTGGCGCACCGGCCATTCGACCTGGTACGGACCCGCGATTCCGACCTGGGCATCGCCCAGGGCATCCATGATTTTCAGTTCCAGGGCGGCGATCTGGTCGTCCAGGTCGCGGCGTTCGCCCCGTAAGCGTTCCAGGGCGTCGATGTCGTCGACCAGGTCCGGCACGTCGACCGAATCCTTTTCGTTCGATGCTGGCGGAATCACGGCGTCGTCGACGCTAACCGGGGCATACCACCGGCGATTGATGACCCGTTCCTGAAATTCCGCGCATATCTGGTTAATTTCGGACTGAATAACCGGGTTCGCCGGAATGACGTGAATACGGCGTTCGATGCCCCGATGCAGCGTTATAAGGATTCCAGCGTTCGCGCCGGTGGCGAGCATTTGCGCTTGAAGCTGGATCGGTCCCCGATAAAGCGGGATGTCGTCCGTCGGTGGCGCAGTAGTACATTTGCATTCGATCGGAACCGGCCCGGACAGGGTGAGTTCGCCACCCTGCACGTCGACAATGCCCGCGCTGCGAACCGTCACCGGCTGGTCGACCTGGACCAAGCCATCGCAGCTGGCCTCGAATGTGTCGCGTTTGTATACAGGTGGAGTCAGTTCGGGTTCTGGCAAGCCGAGTTCCTGGCATACACTGGCGACCAGGGCAGGTTCTAGGAGGTTCCCGACGATGCCCGGTTCGCCGATGTCGAAAGACTCATATTCGCCCAGTGTTGCCTGGATCGACTTTCGCAGTTCGTCGTTCGGCGTGGACCAGGGATGAGGGACGCCATGTTTCCAGGAATAAAGGACCGGAATTCGCGAGCCGGACATTTTGCGATCGTCTGACAGTTTGCCTACCATTTCGATTTCCTCATGGGGTGTATAATAATTTGACAGGTGAAAGTTAAGCGTTTAGGGTTCGGGTGTCAAACTATTGGGAACGCAAAATGACACTTGAGGAAATTATTCGGGAATTCGGCGGGATCGCGCAAACAGCGCGCGCGCTGGGTGTTACCCGGCAGACGATCTACTACTGGCGACGAAAGGGTGAGGTGCCCGCGTTACGAATCATGCAGGCGGAGGTGTTAATTCGTGAGCGAAACGAGTGTAGCGAGTGAACGCGTGGGGCGGTTAGTCGACAATTTTTTGCTCATGTTCGTCGGCCTAAAGCTGGCGGGATTCATAGAATGGTCCTGGTGGTGGGTTTTGGCGCCACTATGGGGCGCTTTTTTGCTGGGGATCGCTGCGAACATTCCCGAAGCCTGGCGGAAGGAAAAGCAGCGGCGCGCCTGGATCAAAAAGAAGGAAGAAAGGGCGGCGAACAATGGGAGCGAGTAGTAGGACCAAGGGCGCCAGCGGGGAACGCGAACTGATCCGCGCCATCGAGGACGAAACCGGGATTCGCCTGGAGCGCAATCTGGCGCAATCGTTCGGCGGCGGGCATGACCTGATCGGGCTGGATCACTGGGCGATCGAATGCAAGCGATACGCGACGATCGCTACCGCCGACAAAGCCAATTTCTGGTCCCAGGCGGTGAAGCAAGCGCGCCGGGTAGACAAGATGCCAGCGGTCTGTTTCCGCGCTGATAGGGCGCCCTGGCGGGTTTTGGTGGCGTTTCCTCTGCACTTGGAACTGTATGACCTAGAGGATTTTCGATGCACTAGCGAAATTTCGCTGGAGCTTTTTTGTGGACTGATACGGGAGAACCTATAAATGGACCTAACAACAATCAGCAAGGGCGGCAAAAAGCAACCGCCCAGGGTTTTAATCTACGGACCGGCGGGAGTCGGAAAAACAACATTCGGCGCTGCAGCACCGAAGCCGATTTTTTTACCGATCGAGGACGGCCTGGGAACCATTGAAGCCGACGCATTCCCGACGCCGAAAAGTTACGCGGAGGCGCGCGCGGCCCTGGATTCGCTGATTTCTGGCGAACACGAATATCGGACACTAGTCGTCGATTCCCTGGACTGGCTGGAACCGTTGATCTGGGCGCACACTTGCGAGGCGAACAAATGGCAGTCAATCGAACAGCCAGGCTACGGGCGCGGTTATGTCGAAGCCCTGAAGTATTGGCGGGAATTTCTCGACCGGGTTAATTTCCTGCGCTCTGAAAAGCGGATGGCGACGATCCTGATCGGTCATTCGGCGGTAAAGCGATTCGAGGCGCCGGATACCGAGGCATTCGATCGCTACGTTATCAAACTGCAGGCGAAGGCGGCGGACCTGGTATCGGAGCATTCCGACGCGATATTTTTCGCCAACCAGGTTTATCAAACCATCAAAACCGAGGATCGCGGTCGGGTGAGAACCCGAGGCACTGGTTCCGGCGAGCGGGTCATGTATACCGAGGAACGCCCGGCCTGGGTCGCGAAAAATCGGTTCGGTTTACCACCAGAAATGCCCCTGGACTGGGCGGCATTTATGGAATTACTGCGCGGTTAAACCGCGCTTTTTCAACCAAAAAAGGAAACTAAGAAATGACATTCAATGCAACGGAATACCTGGAACAGACCGGCGGAGCAGAACCCAAAGAAGGCTGGAATCTGGTTCGGATCGACGAAATAATCACCAAGACCAGCGCGAAGGGGAACCAATACGTCTCGGTCACCCTGGTGGCCAAGGGCGGCAAATGCTGGTCGAACCTGAACATCGGCAACCCGAACCCGAAGGCGGACGAAATCGCGCGCCGGGAACTGGCGACCATGATGATCGCCTGCGGCTGCAATTCGGTCCGTGATCCGATGAACCCGGTCGAACTGGTCGGGAAATATTGCGAAGCCCTGCTGGAGTACGACGGTTCGTTCCTGCGACCCAAAACGTTCCGGGTGTATGAAAAGGCCCAGGCTGCGCCAGCACCGGCCCCTGCACCAGCGCCAGCGGCGTTGCCTGACGACGATATTCCGTTTTAGTGAAGGGCGACCCGCAAGCGGTCGCCGAACGCCTGGGACTACGCCGAGCTGGTTCTGAATTTAAGGGACCATGCCCAATCTGCGGCGGAACCGATCGGTTTCATGTTCGACCTGGTCGATCCGCCGGATTCCTGGTTCATTGTCGCTACGGCTGCACGTTTGCCGAGATTGCCCGCGAACTCGAATCGCGCGGGCTAACCGACCGCGACGAATACCAGGCGCCCAGGTACAGGACCGCCGATCTGGAATACTGCGATCACTTTCTGCTGGTAATGGACGGCGCCATCCGCCGGGGGGAAGGAATAAGCCAGGGCGATTTCGAAGCGATCGCCAGGCTGGTTACAAAAGTCGACCCGCAAAGGGCGAAAAAACTATTAGAAAAACGAAACAGGCTGTGGAGTAAAAACGAGAATGTATGACGATGACGACGACACCCTATTCTGGCGGCGGATGCAAAATTCCAAGATCGCCAAGTTCGACCCGAACAAACCCTGGGATTTTAAAATCCGACAACCCGAATGGATGCTTGACCGGCTAATACCCGCCGGGTCGATCGGGATGGTTTACGGACCCAGCAATTCCGGAAAGTCTCATATTATTTGTGATTTGATCGCAAACATTATCCACGGAAACACGGAATGGCAGGGGATACCGATCGTTCCGGGAAATGTTTTGATGTTCAGCGAATCCCTGGGGCATATCCAAGCGCGGATCAAAGCCTACGTGACCAGCATACCGACCGAACTTCAGTTCGGTTTTTATTCTCTGCCCAATTTATCCCTGGACATTCGCGACCTGGATTTGATCGAGGCCTGGATCGCCAGCATGGAACACCCGCCGAGGTGGTTGATATTCGATACCCTGGCGACGGCGTTTTCGTTCGATGAAAACGACAACCGGGAAGCGTCGAAGCTGATCGCGGCCCTGGAGGAGCGCATTCTGCCCCTGCTGGGCGAATACGGGACGATAATTATCGTCCACCACACAAGCAAGGTGTCGGAGGGAAAATCCGCCAGGGGCGCGTCTGCGCTGGTAGGGAACATCGATTATTCGATCCGGGTTGAGTACGACAAAAAGCTGGGGTTGACGATCGCCACCTGGGAAAAGGATCGCTGGCGCCTGGTCGAAGAACCGCCAGCCTGGGCAGGGACGATGCGCCGGGTTCCGGTGGAGTTCGAAAATGGGTCCGCCGAAATGTCGATTTTGGACTGGGTTCCGTTCAGCGAGGACGCCCAGGACATGGCCACCAAGCTGGCGGACGAAATGCAAAATGAACTGATCCGCCAGGAAATCGACGCCATCGTCGACGGGTGGCAGGGCGAAAAATATATTCACGAAACCGGCAAAAGACCAGTTCCGCCAGCGGGTCGGGTTCCAATTTTGTTCCCGAAGCATTTAGACGGAAGAAGGGCGGAGATTAGAGAATATCTGCGAAGTTCGCGGGAGATAGACGAAGTTCACAACAAGAACGGAATCGTGACCGGATTCGTGGTTTTGAAGTGAAAAAGTGTAAAAAAACTACACACCCACCCACCCCCTAAAC